GACCACTAGAGAGGCCGGTCGAGCCGGTAGAGCCGACGCCAGATAATGTCTTGCCGTGGCCGGTGGCCGGTGAGTGAGCCCACTACGCCGTGCAGCCGCAGAGGTGCCCGTCGCTGGCCTGCTCATCGTCGGGGCATGGCTGGTCACCCCTGCCGGCTCTGCGGCGTGTCTGTCCATCCTCACGCTGTGGGTGTGGGCAGATCCCCTCGTGCGACACGTCTGGAGGCGTCGTGAGTTGGCAGCGTCCCAGGTACAGCCGCGTCGAGGTGGTCGTCGCCGGCCTGATGGGCTTCGTCCTGGCGTGGGCGCTGATGGCCGCGGCGTGCATCAAGAGACCACCGACCCCGAGCCCGCCGAGCATTGACACAGCGGCGGACACTTGCGACACTACCAACCCCAAAGGAGCCCCGAATGGACAACAAAACAGCTGAATGGGTGACCGTGGCACAGGCCGCAGAGATCACCAACCGACCACTGAACAGCATCTACCACTGGACGAGCGATAAAGCCGTCAGATACAAGCGTGCCGGTAAGCGCAGCATCCTGGTGCACCTCGGCGACTGCATCGCAGCCAGCAAGCACCGAGGCCGGCGCAAGCGCAAGCAGGCGCCCGTGGTTGTCGCTGCGCCTGCTGTCTCTGTCGAGGTGGTGCTGTTCTCGCTGGCTGGCCAGCAGTGCCAAGGGTGGCGCATCGACGGCGAGGAGCTGCTCGACGCTGGCCTGCTCGGTCGGCTGCTGGACTACGCGGGCAAGGGCTTGGTCAACACCATCGCCGGCGCGTGGTCTGATGAATTCATCGACGGCGAGCACTTCCGCATCATCGACGGGCCAGCGCTGGAGGCCTTAAAGAGACAGGTCGTAGAAAATAATTCTACGACCTCGGCCCCTAAGTACGCTCCGAGCATCATGGCCCTGACCCGCGCCGGTGTCGCTCTTGTCTTGCTCAAGACACACAAGCCCATCGGCGTCGCACTGCGCCGAGCGCTGGCTGGTGCTCATTTCATGCGAGAGCTACTCGACGGCAACCCTGAGCCGATGCGCCAGGCAGTAGCAGGACCGAGCGAAGCCTCGGCAGTCCTTACTGCTGTGCTGGAGAGCAACCGCGCCATGTTGCAAGCGATGGAGGGTATCGGTCGCATGATCACGACCATGGTGCAGAGCAACCACCGGCCAGAGCCGAATCATCAGCCCATGGTCACCAGCGCCGACGCTGAATGCGTCTTCATGGCATCAAGGATCGCGGACATTCTGAGAAAAGAGTTTCCAGGCAGGGGCATCACAACCCGCTACGATGTTCACCGCTTCGCCAAGCAGTGCGGCATGCGCGGCAAGGATGGCCGCAGCGTGCCGGGCTACAGCAGGGTCTCAAGCATCAGCAACGGATACGGCTACATCGTCAAGTATTCAATCGCTGCCATTGATACGATGCGGGAGATCCTCAGCCAGCAGGCAGAGATGCCATTCTGATGCCTCATAGCTGTTACACTGTAACGGCATGGCCGTAACACCCAAGACCGAAGCCCTCGCTGCCATCAAGCGCGGCGAAGACCCCAAAACCGTAGCAGAGCGGCATGGGGTAGCGTGGCCGACCTTCCGGGTGTGGATGTCGCGATGGCGCAAGGCCGGCCAGCTGCCGCCGCTGGGTGGTCAGGTCGTCAAGCTGCCGCCGAAGAAGACCAAGCGAGAGAAGATTGAGCTGAGGAATAGGGAACTGGTCGCCCTCAAGTCCGCATCACGCGCGAGGGCTACGCCACCCGTTGACCGGCTGGTCCTCCGGCGAATCGCTCGCCAGCTAATCCGCAAGCTCGACACCGGCCTGATGTGCCCGACATGCGACGGTGAGGCCGCAGAGCCTCTTAAGCCTCACGAGTTCGGCGCCTACACCAAGGCCTACGTGCAGCACCTTGACGCGCTGGCGCGGTCGCTGGAGGTAGAGGGGACGCTGTCCGATGCCGAGACCGGCGACGATGCGCTTGACCTGGACAGTCCTGAGACCATCGCAGCGCTTGGTCGGTCGCTGAATCAGTTGGGACCGCGCCGACTGGTGGCTGTGCTGGAGGCGGATGGCCAGGCGGCTCGGGTTGTCCGCGCTGCGCTCGCCGAGCTGGACAGGGCAGCAGGGTGAGGCTGCTCACCGTCGCCGATGTTGCCCTCGACCCGCTGGAGGAGTACCTGCGCGAGCTGCCCGGCTACGGTGGGATGAGCCCGCCTCAGTCGCAGTTCCACCGCAGCCAGGAGCGTAAGCGCTTCCTTCGCTGGCCCAACCAAACCGGCAAGACGAGGAGCGGCGCCGCCGAGGCCTGGTGGCACGCCCTCGGCGACCATCCATTCCGCGACGTGGCACCGGCGCCGAACATCGGCTCGATCCTGTGTGCTGACCTCAAGAACGGATGGGCGAAGCTGTCGATGAAGATGCGCGAGGTCCAGCCCCCCGGCATCCTGCATCCAGAGTGCAGCTTCGATGAGGCGAGGGGCTACTATTTCAGAGGCAAGAGAGGCGTAGGGCTCCAGAATGGGAGTTTAATACAGGCATTTGGATCAGAGCAGCCCTTAACCGCTCTGGCGAGTGACACAGTCGATTGGGGATGGGTAGACGAGCCCCCGAAGCGGTCGCACCTCGGCGAGTTCAGGCGCTCAGGGTATGCCAAGCGCGCGCCCATCTGGGTCACACTCACACCGATAGGCCGGCCGGTCGAGTGGCTCCGCGACATCATCAGCGGCAACCCTCAGCAGGGGCACCCACCACTTGAGCCGGATTGGTTCGAGTTGGTCGGCAAGCTGGACCGCGAGCACTGCCCGCACCGCAGCCAGCAGAGCATCGACGAGCAGATAGCGGAGACCGATGCGCTCGACCGAGGCCAGCGCATTGAAGCCCGGTGGCAGGGCTTTTCAATCGCTCGCCGGGTGCCTGGCTTTAGTGAGGCCAACCTTATCGACGACAGCGACGTCGACGACCTGATCATCGAAGAAATCGGTTGGGGTGTGGACTGGGGCGAGATTGTCGGCAACACCATTCACTATCTGGTGGGCTGGACCGGCTCTGTCGCCTACGTGCTCGGCGAGTGGTCGCCTGACTCACGCATGACCGAGGCCGAGGAGGCGCAAGCACTACGGCGAGAGCTGCTGCTGCCCTGGGGTGTGGACTTCGACCAGATCAGCGTAGCTCGCGGCGATTCCAACTCAGCAGGTCGCCGTGGCATTGCCGCCTCAGTCAATACTCTGATGGACCGGGCAGTGGCTCGGGAGCTTGGCAGGAGCCGCAGCCCTTGCCAGTTGCGCCCGCCATACAAGGGACCGGGCAGCGTCAAGGCGCGCGCCCGCATCCTGTCCTCGGCCTGCATCGAAGGGCGGCTCTACGTGCATCAGGACTGCCAACGGCTAACGCATACGCTGCGGCACTGGATGGGCGAGAACAACGACCTAAAACACCCATTCGATGCAGCCGGGTACATACTGGAGCACTATTTGAGCCCGATCACACGATCAGGCACGACTCAAACCCTGGTGAGATGATGAGCAGCTACTACGGCGACCTGAGCAGATCCCCCCGCGTACAAGAGCAGCTACTTCGAGATCGGCTGCTGAGGGGGCAACATTCACCAGATGTTGAGAAGGCGATACTTCTCGACTTTGCGCCCGAGATTGCCGCAGAGCTTCAGATCAATCCCGATGTGTCAGACAACCTCTTTCTGATGACCATGAATCAGCTCGCGGTGTCCTATGACCACACGCCGACCGTGCAGGCCGAGGGCATCACCGACGCTGACGACCTGGCGCCCATCATCCCGCCGAAGCTGTGGCCGCTGTGCCAAGAGCGCGACCTCGTACAGCGCGGCATCCGCGAGTGCTTCATGCGCCTGGACTGGTCAACCGAGGAGAGCACCGAGGCCGTCAGCTATCGCGTGGTCTCGCCTGGCTACGTCATCAAGGCAGAAGCCGACGCGAGCCAGCCGGACCGCCCTGTTTGCCTCACAGAGTACCGGCTGAGGATGCGCGACGGTGAGCAGCGGGAGACCTATGAGACATGGGATATCCGAGACCCTGCCGCGCCCATCTTCCGTATCGAGGAGGAGGTGGACGGCGAGCGGGTAGACATGACCGCGACGTATACCGACTCTGACGAGTACCCGTACACCGACGAGGACGGCGCGCCCATCCTGCCCTATGTGCTTTACCATGCCCGCCTCCAGGACCGGCTGTTCGACTTCATGTCAGGTGTCGAGCTGGTCCGCGGCACGCTGCGCCTGTGTGTCGGCTGGACCTCGTGGTGGGACGCTTATTCCAACTCGGCATCGCCCCAGAGAATTACCATCGACCTGCAACCGCCCGCGGGCACTGCTCGCACCCTGGCAGGCTCTCAGAATGTCGAGACCATCACGACCTCGCCCAAGACCATCCTGAAGTTTGAGAGCACGCGAGACAGCGCTGGACGCATCGACACGTATCCGCCCGGTATGGCACCCATGGAGGGCGTGGAAGCGCTCAGGGCCTACGGTGAGCGCCTCGCTGTCTATGCTGGATTGAACCCAGGCGACCTCATCGCCAGCGGCTCACCACAGAGCGGCATCAGCATCGTGGTCAGCCGGGATGGACAGCGACGGGCGCAGCAGAAAGCCGAGCCAGTCAACCGCGACGGTGATGCTCAACTGCTCGCGACAGCAGCCCGCCTCGCCAATTCCTACGGAGGCGCCAGCCTGCCGACCGATGAGCGCGCTTACAGCATCCAGTATGCCCAGCTTGGTCTCAGCCAGCAGGAACGGAAGATGCAGATCGAGAACATCGAGAAAGAGACCGCGCTGGGGCTGGTGAGCCGTGTCACGATGGCCCGCCGACTCAACCCCGGCCTCGACAGTGACGAGGAGGCGATCAGCTTCCTGGTGGACCAGCAGCTACAAGAGCGCCGACTCGCCGAGGCGCTATCCATGATCATCGGCGAAGAATAGGAGCCCCCCATGAGCGACGACACCACACCGACCCCGGCGCCAGCGCCAGCATCACCAGCGCCTGACACATCAGACCTCCGCGCACAACTCCGCGCTGTGTCTGCCGAGCGCTCGCGCCTGGCAGGAGAGCTGAAGGCGGCACAGGAGCAGGCGGCGAAGTTCCAGGCCGACCTCAAGAGCAGCACCACTCGACACAGCCAAGACATGCACCTCGTGAGCGCTGGCATCACCAGCAAGCGAGGCCGGCGCGCCATCCGTCGCGAGTATGCCGACGCACTGAGCGAGGTGTCAGAGGGCAGCGAGGCGCCAGCGTTTGGTGCCTTCGTCGATGACCTCAAGGATGACCCGCTGTATGGTCGGTGGTTCTCCACAGCTGTCGATAAGTCTGCGGACAAGCCAGCCGAGGCCGCACCAGTCAAAGCCAAGCGCAAGCCAGCCAGCAACCCCAACGCCGGCACGGTCACACCCAAGCCGCCAGACACTGAGATCGACGCCAAGAGCTACCGGGCGCAGCGTCAGAAGCTGGGGCGCAAGGGAGTGCTCGCCGCCAATCTGGAACTGCTGAAAAAACAAGGGCACATTTCCTGATGCTGCTATAGTGGCTGCATCTCGGTTGACTGTCCGGTATCAGTCGCTCGCGGGTCCAGCGGTACGGACACACTGACCCCGAACAACTGAGAGAAAGACAATGCCGAATACTGAAACTATCGACACCGCACAGCTGATCACCAATGGCGGCTTGGTCTCCGAGGTGCTCTCTGACCTCGTGCTTGAGCAGCTCTACGATCCCACGGACCTCACCGCGCTGATGACTCGCGTGCCCTGGAACGCTGGCGGCTCTGACACCCTGCGCAGCACCCTTGACGCCATCCCTGGCGCCTACACCGCTCGCACCTCCGAGATCGACGGCACCAACATCGCTAACGCTGCCTACGATACCGGCAAGTTCGATCTGATCCCGGCTGGCTACAGTCGCAAGTACGAGCTGACCGACCTCCTGCCCATCGCCGGCGGGCCGATCCAGGTCGAGCGTGTCGCTGCCAACCTCGTCGCCGGTGTTGGCCTGACCATGACCGACCTGCTCTGCGCCCTGTTCCCCGCGCTGGCCAACGATGTCGGCCCTGGCAGCGGTGTTGATCTGGACGTGTCCAGCATCTATGATGCCCAGTTCCAGCTCAACTCTCAGAGCGTCAGCGGACCCTACGCCTGTGTCCTGCACCCGCAGCAGATCAACGACTTCCAGAACAGCCTGCGCGCTGAGGCTGGCGCGATCCAGTTCCAGGCCGCTACCGCTGAGATGCTCGCCGCTCGCGGCCCTGGCTTCCGTGGCACCTGGAACGGAATCCAGTTCTATCAGTCCGATTCTGTCACAAAGGTCAACACGAACGCCGACTATGCCGGTGCAATGTTCGGCGCTGGTTGCTTCGGCTACACCCTCGCCGATGCTCGCCTGATGGCTGGCCACATTCCGCCCGGTCTGCTCTACCTCCAGAACGAGGCGCTCGTCATCGAGATGGCCCGCGACCAGAGCAACTTCACCACGGCGCTCATCGCCTCGATCTTCCCGGCTGTGGTCGAGATCGAAGACCTGCGCGGCGTCGAGATCATCTCTGACGTCTGATACCTGACCCTGACCCACCGCACCCACCCCAGAGGATGCCGATGCCCGCTCACACCCTACGCGCTCCGAAGCGCCAGACCCCGACCGAGACCCGCGACCCCGACCTTCTACCGGTTGACCAGCGGACCAAGATCGGGCGGCGCTTCATCTACGTTCACTACGAATCGGCATGGAACTACCACGCCGAGCATGGATGGCTTCCGAAGCTGTCCAAGCTGATCGCAGTGCCCGGCGTGAATGGTGTGGGCGATGACGGCTCTCTGAATCGTGTCATCAATGGCGCGACTGCCAAGGGCGGGACGGTGATCAGGCCGGAAGATAAGCGCCTCCTCCAGTCCGGTGAAGACCCGGAGGAGGCCGAGTTTTACCAGTATGGCCGCTACTACAGCACCACGAGCGGAGAGCGCTGGTGGATTGAGCCAGGCGCAGAGCCGACCGTGACACCGGCAGGCCGCATCATCTGGAACACAGACGAGAGCGTGGTCGTGTTCGCTCGCTTCTGTAAGCACCTCCGTGATGCTGGCATCGTCGAGCCCATCCACCCGCTCGTCATCGCCGAGAAGACAGCCAACCAGCAGGCCCGCGTCGAAGACCTCCAGCGACGCGCAGCCATCAACCCCCACCTCGCCACCAAGCTGGCCGAGGCGCTCGCCGTCCTTGAGGCGATGCGGTCACAGCCCGACGACCCGGCTACCAAGGCGGACAAGAAAGCAGGCCGCAAGGTGGGCCGCGCTCGCCGAGGGTCAGTCGATGGGTGAGAAGAAAGGGCGCCGCGAGTCCATCGACCGCATGACGCGCCAGATCATCGAATCAAACCGGGGCAAGGTCAGCACGACCGAGGCCCGCAGCATCGCCAAGGATGCGGCTATCCGCGCCGACCGGCGAGACAAGAAACGCTAATCATTCCCCGGGTATACGCTGTATACCTGGGGCGCTTAACCCCTGACATCAGGAGACACATCATGGCTTTCAAGACCGTCCGCATGCCCGGAGTCGTCGAAGTTGCAGACCCCGGCAACGGTGGACAAATCGTCCTCCCCGAGCACCACCACGCGGTGTGTGCCCTGACCAGCGCAGGCGCCGAGACCCGCACGATTGCTGTTCCCAACTTCCACGGCCAGCGGTGCACGCTCTCCTGCGAGACGCACGCCGGCAACATCGTCGTCAACGTCGCCGGAGATGGCAACACCCAGGGCCACGACGAAATCACCTTCACCGCCATCGGTCAGGCGGTGGACATGGTCGGCGTCAAGCGCTCTGGCGCTCTCCGCTGGCGTGCAGCAGTCGCCGACCCGTCCAGCATCCTGGCTTAATCGGTGGCTGACGGCACCCCATACAGCGCTCGATGGACCGGGCCTGTCCTCATCCCACGAGGGCAGGACACCACCATCACCGTCGCCGTGGAGCACAGCGGCAGCGCGCCGACCGTCTCGGCTGTCACCTTCTCGCTCTGGGACTCAGGCGGGACGGTGCTGCTCGATGCGGTATCGGCCTCTGAGAGCGGCGGGACGCTGAGCTACACGGTGACGGCTGCGACCACGAGCGGCAAGACCTTGGGTCAGGGCTTCCTGCTCAAGTTCACCGCGACCATCGGCGGCGATGCGCACGACTTCTACAACGACGCCGCGCTGACCCTCGCCCGGTTGTATCCGCCCATCGGCACCACCGACCTCACGAACCGATACAGCAGGCTCGCTGCGCTCCAGACAACAGGGGCGAGCGACTTGCAGAAATTCGTATCAGACGCCTGGACCGAATTGTCCAGCCGGCTCTATGCCGAGGCGCTCCCGTTTTGGCGGATGCGCACACCCTCCGCGCTGCGCCCATGGCTCACCGCTCAGGCTCTCGTGTTCGCGCTGGATGACCTCGCGCTGACCCTGGGCGACGGTGGACCGTATCGCGATGAGGCCAGGCGCATCGAGCAGACGCTACCCCGTCTGTATGGCCAGATTCGCAGCCGGATGGATGACGGCGAGGACAACACCATCGGCGAGCAGCAGCAGCCCGCATCGCCGGTCCTTGTCCTGTCCTCCGGTCGTCTGGGCAGGTTCACCCGGTGACCTATGCCACAGCCCTCACCGCAGCCATCGCCCGCCTAACGGCGGCGGGTCTGGTTGAATGCAGGTCACCCGCGGGGCTTCTTGGTGCTGGGGCTCCGAGGGGGCACCGTGCGGTGGCCTGCCTCCCTGCCGGCGACCGCAAGCAGCGCAGCAGAGAAGCAGCGCGCGCCGATGGTCTGCGGGTAACCGCTCGGTTCACCGTCCAGCTCG